ATCGAGCAAGTCAAACTTATGCTCGGCAAACCACACCGGCGTCTGTGACGCGGTGAACTTGCCCGGCCGTGTCGGGTCAGCCTCGCGGTGCGAATCGTAGACGAACCCCGAAGCCATCTGCTGCAGCTTGCTGGTGACGGCGCCCGCGTTCATCGCGATGACGCGCGCGTTGGGGAAGTCGTACAGAAAGTCCCGCTTCATCTTTTCGTAGGGCTCGCGATCGGGTAGGTCGCAGCGCATCTCGACGACGTGCAGCGGCGGCAGCTTGTCCTTGTACTGGCCGGGATCTAGCAGGAACGTCGCCGGCTTGATGCGCGCCATGACCTGTTCCAACGAGCCCTTGCGCGGTGCCCACTCGCCATACTCGCGATTGAGGCACACAAAATACTGTTGCAGGAAGGCGCCCTTGCTGCGGCCAAGCAAGCCTTGGTCGATGATCTTGCACTGCCCGAACACGTCTTCGAGGCCGTTGGACGTAAACGATCCGGTCAGGCCCCAGCGCAGCTTCATCGGCTCGACGACCTTCTCGAACGCCTTGAACCGCTTGCCGCTCGGGTTCTTCAGCCGCGTCAGCTCATCGAACACGACGCCATCGAAGTCGAGCTTTTGCTCGGCGAGCCACTGCAGATTGTCGTAGTTAGTCACCACGACAGAAGCGCTCGATTTCAACGCCGCTTGGCGCTGCGCCGGTGTGCCAAGCGCGACGGCGACCGTCATGCCCGGCGTCCAGATCGGTTGCTCGACGGGCCACACCTTCTCGCAGACGCGCTTGGGCGCGAGCACCAGCCAGCGCTTGACGACGCCCTGGGCGAGCGCGTCGCGCATAGCAGTCAGGGTAAGCGCCGTCTTGCCGGCGCCCATCGGCGCCAGCACCATCGCGCGGTCGCGCTCGAAGAGGAAGTCAGCCGCTTCGTTTTGATACGGACGCAATGAAAGCATCGACCTGCTCTATATTCCAAATGACTTTGTATTTCTGATTTGTTTGCTGCATGACGCTTGCAAACACCTTCTGCAGCGGCGACAAGCGGCCGCCCTGCGTTTTCAACTCGACAAACCATGTCTGCCCATCAGGCAGGCAGACGATGCGATCGGCCACGCCGCGCTGCGACGGTGAGCGGAACTTGAACGTTACGCCGCCGGCCACCTCGACCGCCCACGTCAAATACTCTTCGATTGTCTTCTCACGCATGGTCAGATAATAATTTACAAAACATCTATTGACAACCAATTTCGCCGCGCCTAATCTTGGCTCAAAGCAGTACAGGAGAGTCTAGTGTCACACAGTAATATCGTCGGCGGCAGCACCGCCAAACGCGTCATCAAGTGCCCCGGCAGTGTCAAGCTCTGCCAGCAAGTCCCACCGAAACCATCGTCGTCATACGCCGACACTGGCACGTTGTTGCATAACGCGATTGCGCAAATGCTCAGCACCGACGCGACGGCCGATCAGGTCATGTACGAAGAGTACAACGGCATATCGCTGACGCCTGAGTTGTTTGAAGAAAAGATTGTGCCTGCTATACAGGCGCTTAACGCCATCGACCCCGATCAGGAACTCGAATATGCCGTCGAACAGACTGTCAGCTTTGGAACTCTTCTTCCGGGCGTGTTTGGCTCTTGCGATATTATTGGCCGTCTTGGTGATCGCGCCGTTATACTGGATTGGAAATTCGGTGACGGCGTGGCGGTCGAGGCCGAAGAAAATCCGCAGCTAATGTTCTACGCCGCAGCCGCGATACGTACGCCGAGCTTGGCGTGGGTGTTCGACGGCGCCAAAGAGATCGAGTGCATCATCGTGCAGCCGCCCTCAGTCAAGCGCTGGGTGACGAGCTTCGATCGACTGCGCCTCTTTGAGCGCGAGCTGGTGTACGCCGTGCAGTTGTCGGAAAAGCCCGACGCTGCGCTGCATGTGGGCGATCACTGCCGCTGGTGCGCAGCGAAGCCTATCTGCCCTGAGATGACAGGCGCCGCTGATCGCGCGCTTGCCAAGCAGGTGAAGGAGCTGAACGTCGAGGAATTGAGCAAGGCGCTGGTGAAGGCTGACTTGCTTGAGGAATGGATTAAAGACTTGCGTGCGCTCGCGTTTACGGCGCTTGAGAAAGGCGGCAAGGTGCCAGGGTATAAACTGGTAGCCAAGCGTGGCACGCGCAAGTGGATCGACGAGGCTGAAGCCCAGCGCGCGCTGCGTGAGCTTGGTCTGACCGACGATCAAATTATTGAACAGTCGATGGTAAGTCCTGCGACTGTAGAAAAGGTCTTGAAGAAGCTGAAGAAGCCGTTGCCGGAAGGCATCTGCACTTCAGTCTCTTCAGGGACGACGATGGCAACCGTGGATGACCCACGGCCCGAAGTCGTACAAATCGGGCAGCAGTTGACTGCGGCCCTTAATAAACTGATGTAAAGGAGTCTTGATTATGTCCAGTATCGTAAAGTTCTCTAAAGCCGGTCTGCCTGCCGTCACGTCGCTTACTACGGCGTTGCGTCAGATGGAAAACGAAGTCGCCGCCGTTGGCACCGCCATCTTGAAGATGGACAAGACGGGCCACTGGGTCTTTGGCGCAGATCAAACCGAGGTCGAGGATGACAGCCTGTGGGCCGTCAATCCGTTTAGTTTCGTCCACGGCTACATCGCGTGGGGTGATGGTGAGGTGCTGGGAGAGAGCATGGTGTCTGTCTCCGAGCCGTTGCCAGAACCGCCGGCGGCGCCGCCGCAAGCTCGCAAGGGCTGGGAGAAGCAAGTCGGTCTGTCGCTGAAGTGCATCAGCGGCGAGGACACTGGCCTCGAAGTGCGCTACACCACGACGAGCGTGGGCGGTAAGCGCGGAGTGCAGACGTTGGCGGTGGCGATCGCCGAGCAGGTCGATAAAGACCAAGCGAAGCCGGTCGCTATCGTGCGTCTGGGCAAGGAGCACTACCAGCATAAGTCGTATGGCCGCATCTTCACGCCCGTCTTTGAAGTCGTGCGCTGGATCGGCATGGAAGGTGACGCTCCTGAGTCTGTAGAGGCAGAGGCTCCTGCGGTAACAGAAGCCGCTGCCCCCACGGGTCGTCGGCGTCGAGCCGGCTAAAGGAAAGGGAGCCGAAAGCTGTCGCCCCACCACCCAGGCGGTGAGTAGGCTCCCGATTCTGATGAAGCGTGAACGACGCAACTGCCCCATCTGTGGCGTAGAAACGTATGGCGGCAAAGCCTGCCGCTATCACAAGCGCGTCTATGACTGGCACGAACGAACAGCGCGTGAGCGACGTGTGAGCTACTGGGCGCACATGATCAACGAATTGATAGACGAGGCGAGACGAGCGTGATTCTTTGGGTCGACTTCGAGACGCGCAGCCGCTACGACTTGAAGGTCGGCGGCGTCTACAACTACGCGCAGGATGCCAGCACCGAAGTGCTGTGCATGTCCTACGCGTTCGACGACGAGCCGGTGCGCACTTGGCTCCCGATCCATCCGTTCCCCGAGGCCGTTGCTAACTTCAAGGGCCAGATCCGCGCACATAACGCCGCCTTCGAGCGGCTCATTTTTTGGTACGTGCTGCAGCTTAACTACGACTTGACGCAGTTCTACTGCACCGCTGCACAGGCGCGGGCCAACTGCCTGCCCGGCAGTCTTGAAGACATAGGCCGTGCGCTTGGCGCCGGTATGCGTAAAGACCATCGAGGCGCGGCGCTTATCCGCCAGCTCTCGATTCCGAAGCCCGACGGCACCTTCCGCAGTGACCCTGACCTGATGGCCGAAATGGTCGCCTACTGCGAGCAGGACGTGCGCGCCATGCGTGCAGCGAGCCAGGCCATGCGAGAGCTCTCCGACACGGAGCTCGCCGACTACCAAGTCAACGAACGTATCAATGACCGTGGCGTGCTCGTGGACGTGCTGCTCTGCAGAGCCGCCATCACTTACGCCGAGCAAGAGCTCACCGACATCGAGCAGCTCGTCGTCGAGATCACCGAGGGCGCGCTCACGTCGGTGCGCTCACCGCGTATGCGCGAGTGGGTCGCCGAGCGATTAGGGCCAGAAGCTCGCAAGCTCATGACCGTCTACAAAGACGGTGAGAAGAAAACATCCATCGACAAGGCCGTGCGCGCTAACTTGCTCGCCGTCACCGACCCTGAGCAAGTGCCGCCCGATGTGGCGGACGTTATCCAATGCGCTGACGATCTGTGGGCCTCGTCTGTCGCTAAGTTCAACAGGCTCGCCAACTTAGCCGACGTTGAGGATCACCGTGTCAGAGGAGCATTTGTATTTGCTGGTGGAAGTGCCACGGGGCGCGCTTCAAGCTACGGCGCCCAGGTTCACAACTTCACGCGTCGCACTCTTGGAAACGCTGATGCCGTCCGCCATTCAATGGTCAGAGGTCACAGTATCGTTCCAGAGTACGGGCGACGGGTTACAGATGTACTTAAAGGAATGTTGCGACCCGCTCTCATCCCCACCCGAGGTCACGTTTTCGTCGTGGCCGACTGGTCAGCGATAGAAGCCCGCGCAACACCTTGGCTGTCCGCCGACCTGCAGGCCGACACCGTGCTCGATGTGTTCCGCGCAGGCGGCGACATATACAAGCGTGAGGCCGCCGGCATCTACAACACTACGGTCGAGGCCATCACCGACGAGCAGCGCCAGATCGGCAAGGTCGCCATCTTGTCGCTTGGCTTCGCTGGCGGCGTCGGTGCGTTCGCGGCGATGGGCCGTGGCTACGGCATCACCATGAGCGAGTCCGACGCGCAGCGCATCGTCAACGCCTGGCGCCGTGCGAACCCATGGGCGCTGCGCTACTGGGGTGCGCTAGAGAACGCGTACATGCGCGCCATGCGCAATCCCGGCCACGAGTTCAGCGCCGGACGCGTGACGTATTTGTACGACAAGTTGCATCTTTGGTACATGTTGCCCAGTGGACGCGTGCTCAATTATCCGTTTGCACGCCTCGAAGAGGATGGCGTATCGTACTTAAAAGCCGCATGGAAACCCGCAGCCGACGCGACCGAATGGCCTCGCGCTCGACTGTGGCGTGGCCTTGCGTGCGAGAACATCACTCAGGCGACCGCCAACGATCTACTGCGCGAGAGCTTGCGCGAGCTGGATCGTCGAGGGCTGTCGACTGTCCTGCATGTTCACGACGAAATTGTTTTGGAGTGCCCCGAGGACGCCGCCGATGTGACCGTCGCCACGTTGCGAGAGGTCATGTGCACGGCGCCCGCGTGGGCTGAGGGGTTTCCGCTCAAGGCCGATGTGAAGGTCATGAAGCGGTACGGGAAATAAAAAACCCCGGTGGGAGCCGGGGTCAAAGGTCTAAGGAGATTTAACGATGCTAGCCTTCGTCGACTATTTAGCACAGGCCGCCCCAGAAGGCGAGACAATTCTTCTGGTGCGCCAAAAGCCACGCATGGAAGACGGCGCCCCGGCGCTGCACGGCGACGGCACGCCCAAATACACTTGGCCGCCGTGTCTGCCCGAGCGTTACCGCGAGGATAAGCCTGCGGCGTGGTACGGCAACACGGCGCTCTTTGTTCTTGATCGGTTCAAGGACGGCAAGCTCTCAGCAGGCACCGCGTTCTCGAAGCACGTCGCGTTCATGGTGCTCGATGACGTGGGCACCAAGTCAAAGGTTCCGCCTCTTGAGCCGTCGTGGAAGATTGAAACGAGTCCCGGTAACTACCAGTGGGGCTACACGTTCGACTACGACCACCAGCCGACGAAAGAGGATTTTGCCGCTGCGATTTTTGCGATCGCCGAAGCCGGCTACACCGACAAGGGCGCGATCAACGCGGTTCGTAATTTTCGCATCCCCGGCTCGATCAACTTAAAGCCTGGGCGCGATAACTTCCCTGCGCGCCTTGTTGAGTTTTCTCCTATCCGGTTTTTCACTCTCGATCAAATCTGCCGCGAGCTGAACGTCACGCCTGCGGCCGCTGACACCGCCTCTTACCAGCCGATGCACATCGAGGACGACGGCAACGACGCCGTGCTCGTGTGGCTCTCCGAGCAAGGCCTCGTCATCAACCCACCGAACAGCACAGGCTGGGCGGGCGTCGTGTGCCCGAACCACGCCGAGCACTCCGACAACAACCCAGAAGGGCGTTATCACCCGGTGCACCGCGCGTTCGACTGCTTCCACGAGCACTGCGGCGACTGGAACAGCGAGCGGTTCTTGCGCTGGGTCGAGGCCGAAGGCGGCCCGGCGACGGGCTACGGCCTGCGCGATGAGCTGCTTGCAAAGACGATGGAGTCCGCGCTCTCGAAGATCACGCCGACCGACTCGTATCCTGACGCTGCGCAACAGGTCATCGAAGAGGTGCGCCGGCGTGAGCTTGGGCGACTGACTAAGAATGAATGGTACGAGCGTTTCGCCTATCTGCAGGACGACGACGCGTACTTTGATATGGTCGAGCGCCGCGAAATTTCGCGCGGGACGTTCAACGCACTTTTCCGTCACGTTTCCTCTAAATCCATACGCACCGGCCGAGCCATCGAGGCGTCCATCTGCTTCGATGAGCACCGCCAAGAGAAGGGCGCGCACTCACTCGTCGGCGTTACCTACGCGGCGGGCGAGGATATTCTCGTCTCGCGCGCTGGGCTCGTGTACGGCAACCGTTGGCGCAACGCGCGCCCGGTCGTGAGCGGTGGTGGTGACGTGTCGCCGTGGCTTGAGCACTTCGAGCACATGATCCCTGAGCCTGCCGAGCGCGCTCACGTCCTAAACGTGATGGCCTACAAAGTCCAGCACCCTGATGTAAAAATAAACCACGCGATATTACACGCCGGCCGGCCGGGCTCCGGTAAGGACACCCTCTGGGCGCCGTTCTTATGGGCTGTTGGCGGGCCTCTTAACGTAAACGTGTCGATGGTGCGCAACGAAGAGTTGTCGAGCCAGTGGGGCTACGCGCTTGAAGCGGAAATCATGGTCATTAACGAGCTGCGCCAGGCTGAGGCCAAGGATCGCCGCGCGTTAGAGAATCAGCTCAAGCCTATTATCGCGGCTCCGCCTGAGCTTCTGCCCGTTAACCGTAAGGGTCTACACCCGTACGATGCCTTAAACCGCATTTTCGTCCTTGCGTTCTCCAACGAGCGCGCCGCTATCAGCCTGCCTTCTGACGATCGTCGCTGGATGGTCGTCTGGAGCGAGGCCGAGCGCCTGCCTGAGCGCGACGCGGCGCGTCTCTGGGCTTGGTATAAGGCCGGCGGCTTCGAGCAAATTGCCTGTTGGCTTTCCTCCTACGACGTTTCCAAGTTCAACCCCGGCGCCGTCCCACTGATGACATAGGCCAAGGCCATCATGATCGACGCGGGCATGAGCACGGCCGAGTCGTACCTCGTCGAGATGATGCGCGCCCGCGCGGGCGAGTTTGCGCGCGGCGTGATCGGCTCGCCGTTCCACGCCGTGTGCGATCGCGTCGCCGGCGCCATGCCTGCAGGCGTGAAGGTTCCGCAGTCGGCGCTCTTGCACGCGCTGCGGGAGGCGGGCTGGGTTGACTTGGGTCGCGTCGCGAGCGGCGACTATCCCTCGAAAAAGCACTTATTCTGCGCGCCCGATATGGTCACGCGCAGCAAGTCGGAGCTGCGGCGAGCGGTGGAGCCCACCGCGCCGCCGTCACTCGCCGTCGTTAAATAACCAAGCGCAAATGACGGCCACGATCGCGCCCACTAGCAGCGCGGTCACGTCGGCGGCTCATCGCGCGACGGCTCCAGCCGGTGCAGTAGCTCACGCTGCAGCGCCTCATAACCCAGCGCGCCGGCGGCAACCGCCTGCAGCATGATCACGGCGCTGTTGCACGGCGCGCAGGCGAGTATCCCTTCAAGCGCCTGCCGATAGCGCTCCGCGCGCTTGTCGGGACTCTCCCATCGCGCCGCGAGCGGCCCATGCGGCACGTCGTCGGCGCCGAATAAATCGCGCAGCTCGTCGTCTGTTATTTTCACCATTTGTCACCAATAGTCGCGGCCCGAGCGCTTCGCGCCCCATGTGGGCGGCGGTACGCTCGCCCATTCTCGCCGGCGGTACTCATCACGCCGGCGCCAAAAGTTTAGCAACCATCGGATCATAGGTCAGCGCCTCTCTGCCTGTTGTATCAGCTCCGTCAGCGTTTTCAGCTCGCCGCGCAGGCTCTCGAACGCCTGTCGCTCCTGTTCCGCCCAGGCGTCACCCTCAGCGCGAGCGCGCGCGTACTCAGGCGGCGGCCATGGGTCGAAGCCTACGCCGTCGCAAGCCCAGCATGTGATGGCGCCGCCGTCCTCGTCGACGGCGAGCGCGTCATAGCCTGAGCCCGCGCAGCACGGGCAGCGCTGGCGGGCTGGCGACGTTGGCCGGGTCATGGGGTGGCCTCGCATGGTGGCGATAGCTGCAGCGCCCGGTAAAACTCCGCCGTCGATAGTCCACACCGAACGATCAAGAAATCGGAGCGCGGCGGCACGTCGTCGAGGTGCCCGGCGTCTACCGCATAACGACAATCGCGCAAATGTTCCGCCAGCGCCGCGTCGGCTTCTTCATAGCTTGCAAACGTCTCCGGCTCGCCGTCGGCGCTCCAGACGTTTTCCATATAGTCGCCGACGCGCGTCAAAACTTCCCAGCTGGGCGCGCTCATGAAAACCACCGGCGCGCAATCGTCGCGCCCAGCTCACGCCGCGCAGCTGCGCGGATAGACTCGCCGGTGCTATCAGACCGGCGCAGCCAATCCCAAATGGCGCTTGCCATCACGCGGCACGCCGCCGCGCGGTACTCCATCGGCCAATATTGGCCGGTGGTGTAGTCGAGCCCTTCATCGGCTGAATATGACAGGCGGCTCGACTGATCGATCGCCGCCTGCAGCATCGCGCCGGTGATCGACGGCCGCAGCTCGATGTAGCGCAGCATGATGCGCGCATGATGTAGCTGGGTCGTGATCGAGCGCGCGTCGCTGCGGTACGCGGCGCGCCCGGCGTTGTCGTCCCAGTCGCGGATATAGCTGCGCGGGTCGAGGCCGGGTCGCTGGCGGATCCAGCTGTACAGCGCCTCGATGATGTTATCGCGCAGGGGATCGGCCGGCGGGTAGCTGGCGGCGGTGGTCGATTGTGTCGTCATCATGTTGTGATTCTCCGAATAGGGTAAAAAGAGGGCGCCCGCAGGCGGCGCCCGAGTGGAGCAAAGGTTAGGCGGCGCTCGATATGGCGGCGGCAGCTTCGAGCGCGACCCGTTCGGCGGTATCGTCGCTGTACGGGAGCGCGTCGTCATGCGCCATGCGCAGCGCCGTCACGGCGGCGTCGGCTGGCACGTCGTGCCGCATGGGCATGACGATCACCACGACGTCGGCGGCGGCGTCGCATACGATCGCCGGGAACTCGCCGCGCTGGTAGACGCGGATTGCATGCTGCCCAGCTTTACTTTTGGCGACGTTACGCGCGATCGTGAGCGCGTCGCATGCGTCGGTGATGTAGGGCCATTGGTAGACGGCCGGCGCTTGATCGAGCACGCCGGGCTCTCCCTGCGGCACTACGCGCCGCCATTCTGGGAATTCGCCGGCGATCGGGCGCCCGGTGACTTGCCCGGTCGGCGTCGCGATGGTGAGCTGCGCGCCGTCGATCGTCACCGTTACCGGCACGGCGCCGAGTGACTTGCCGCGCGCATACTCGCCGTTGAATTGTTTCAACGCGGCATCGAGTAAGTCATTCGGAATGATCACGGGCGCTGCGGCGCTGCGCACGCCGCGCGCATGCGCGACCAGCATACGGTGACCGTCAGTGGCAACGACTTTGCCGGCTTTTGTGTCGAGGTAGACGCCGCACAAGTAATAGCGCACGTCTTTATCGGCGGAATGGGTGCGCGCAGCGCGCAGGGTGGCAAGCGAAACAGTAAGAGTGTATTGCATGGTCGGATACTCCAATTTAGTTGAGTGAATAGTCGATGACGCAGGCGATAGCGCCGATAGCGGCGCCAAGCGCCGCCAGCTCAAGGCTGGCGAGCGCGGCGCCCCAAAACACGACGCCGACACCGGCGATCGTGGCGGCGTTGATCAAACGGCGGGCGCTCATGAGCGCACCGCCGGGACGGCTCGCGCGGCGTCGCGCAGCTGGCTGAGCACGCGCTCGCGCTCGATCGCGTCGGGCATGGCGATATACACGTCGGCGCCCATGTTCCGGTCGTACGCGAACATAACGTCAAACTGAGTCAGCTCAGGCTCGCCCAAAATGACATACGCGAGGTTGCGATCAACATCGACGAAAACAACCCGGCCGTCGTCGAGCTTGGCGGCGGCGATGCGCTGCCCGGCTGGGCTGTACAGCCGGCCGGTGTTAAACGCGAGCACGGGACGGGCGCTCATGAGCGCACCGCCGGGGCATCGTCAACATGCGCAAGGCAACCGTTGAACATGGTGACGCGGCTGGTGAGATCGAGCTCGCCGATCAGCGCGAGCGCTGCAGCTTGCGTCTTAGCGCTGCGAGTGCTGCGATGAACAATGGCGATGGTGCGCGCGGCCATGTTGAGATGGTTCCCGGCGGCGAGTGTGCGAGCGATATCGAGCTCGCGTCGTTCGTTCTTAGTCATGTCGTTTTGCTCCTATCTGCGCGGCCGGCGCGCGCTGTTGTTTTTGCCGGCCCGCTCATCTTAGATGCGGGCGCCATGCTGTCAAACATTATTTGTTTAGGCGTTCATCAGGCGGTCATGTGGTTTTTGGGTCATTTGGGTCACGATTGGGTCATGGATCGAGCGCGGATGACCCATGAGCGCGAGCCTTAAAACATAGGGCGCGAGATGCTTTTGGGTCATTTGGGTCATGTTTTTATATCAATTTGTAAAGCTGTATTTTTACTGTATGGGCATACAGCTCTCGCCACATCGGCGCGCAAATGTTTCGGCGCTCCGACTTTTTTCGCGTGACAAAATGACCCAAATGACCCAAAGGGCGCCCAGCTCCCCGGCGCTTGGGTCATTTGGGTCATGCGTTGGCCGGTGACCCAAATGACCCAAGCGCCCAGGTGCTCGAGCGCTGGGCGCCCAGGTGCATGGCCGCGCTGGCGCGCGCACCGGCTCGCGCACCATGACCCAAATGACCCAAACGTCGACGCGCTGCGCGCGCACCGGCTCACGCGCTCGATGCTGGCGGGCTGGCGGGCTGGGGCCTGCGGCCTGCTGGCTGGCGGGCTGGCGGGCGCCGCGCAAAAAACGATGGGGGGGAGGGCCGACCGACCGGCCAAAAAAATGCTATGAGGTGTCGCAAAAAATTTTTTATTTTTTAGCAAACCGCGCTATGCTCACTGTATGAGCTTCCAGTCCTTACCCTTCGCGCCCCGCGAAATCAGGGCGACCGAAAAAGTGTTGCAGGCGATATACGACGCCGCGAAGATTGGTTTGAAAGGTGACTCGCTGGCTTTGGCCGCCGGGTTGCTGCCCACGGAGTACCGGCGCTTATGTCAGTTAGACCCCATAGCCCAAATGGCCGAACAGAAAGGTCGCGCCGATGGCGAGGCTGAAGCCGCCACGCAGTTACACCTTGCGGCTAAAGCCGGAGACACCAAAGCCTCCCTTGCCATCCTCACGCATGTGCATGGCTGGGTGGCGAAGCAACAGGTGCAAGTCGACATCAAGCAACAGATCAGCATCACAGCGGCACTGCAGGAGGCGGAATCGCGCGTGCTTGCTGGCCGATTGGGTCAAGACGTACGCGCCCCACTAACGATCGAAGGCGAACATGCAACTGCCGATCTATAACGGTGAAGATGAACAGCTCTTAATGAGCAAGCTCTGGTCGCCCGCGCTCAAGGACGACCCCGAGGCGTTCGTGCGGTTCGTGTTTCCGTGGGGGCAGAAAGGCACCCCGCTTGAGCACTTTACTGGCCCGCGCACATGGCAGCTAAAGATGCTGCGCAAATTTGCCACGCATATTCGGGCTAATAAACAGCGCGAGGCGTTTGAGGTGCTGCGAACGGCGACGGCCTCTGGGCGTGGTATCGGCAAGTCGGCGCTGGTCAGTTGGCTAATCTTGTGGATGCTGACGACGCGCATAGGCAGCACAACTATTGTGTCGGCCAACAGCGAGGCGCAGCTACGCTCGGTGACGTGGGCCGAGATCACTAAGTGGCTGGCGCTGATGATGAACAGCCATTGGTTTGAAGTGTCCGCCACGCGGGTGATGCCGGCCAAGTGGATCGCGGAGCTGGTCGAGCGCGACCTTAAGAAGGGCACGCGCTACTGGTCGGTCGAGGGCCGGCTGTGGTCGGAGGAGAACCCCGACGCGTACGCGGGCGTGCACAACCATGATGGCGTCATGGTCATCTTCGACGAGGCGAGCGGTATACCTGACCCCATCTGGGCGGTGTCGGCGGGCTTCTTTACGGAAAACACACCGAACCGTTTTTGGTGCGCGTTCAGTAACCCGCGTCGCAACGAGGGGTACTTTTTTGAGTGCTTTAACGCCAAACGGGCGTTTTGGCAGATTGAGAGCATCGACGCGCGTGAGGTGGAGGACACCGACAAGGCGGTCTATCAGCAGATTATTGATGAGTACGGGCCGGACAGTCCCCAGGCGCGCGTCGAGGTGTACGGTCAGTTTCCGCTTGAAGGTGACGATCAGTTCATTGGCCCCTCGGCAGTAGAGGCGGCTGCGCACCGGCCAAGGTGGAAGGATGAGACGGCGCCGATCGTGCTCGGGGTGGATCCAGCGCGCTCAGGCGCCGACAGTACCGTGATCGTGGCGCGGCAAGGGCGCGACATCATCGCGATCAAGCGGTACAAGGGCGACGACACCATGACGACGGTCGGACGCGTCATTGATGCGATCGAGGAGTTCAATCCGGTGTTTACCGTCATCGACGAGGGCGGACTCGGGTACGGCATCCTCGATCGGCTTAAGGAGCAGCGCTATAAGGTGCGCGGGGTTAACTTTGGGTGGAAGGCGAAGAACCCGGTGATGTGGGGCAACAAGCGTGCGGAGCTCTGGGGCACGATGCGCGACTGGCTGCGCGAGGGGCACATACCGAACGATCGGCAGCTCATGACCGACCTGTGCGGGCCGACGCAGAAGCCAAACTCATCGGGTACGATCTTCTTAGAAGGTAAGAAAGAAATGAAGTCGCGAGGGCTTGCAAGCCCTGACGCGGCCGACGCGCTCGCGGTGACATTTGCATTTCCGCTCGGGCAGCGCGAATATAGAGAGAAGGCTCGACGTATCACCCAATATCAGGGCAGTATCTCGGGCAGTTGGATGGGAGCATAAGTGGCTCGCAAGTCTGTCTCACTGTCGGTTGGGCGCGGGGAAAAGCTGTCTACCAAGGCAGGGGCGGGGCTTACTGCCAAAGGCCGCGCGAAGTACAACCGCGAGACGGGGAGCAAGCTCAAGGCCCCCGCACCCAACCCTAAGACTAAGGCGGACGCCGGTCGTAAAAAGTCATTCTGTGCCCGCATGGGAGCAGTCGCCCGCAACGCCAAAGATGGCTCGCGAGCCAAAGCATCACTCAAACGATGGAAGTGCTAACAATGGCCGCTAAACGGGGACTCTATGAGAATATCAATCGAAAGCGTGCTCGCATCGCTGCAGGCAGCGGTGAGAAAATGCGTAAGCCTGGTGCGAAGGGAGCTCCCAGCGCCAAAGATTTCAGAGAGTCCGCCAAAACGGCCAAAAAAGGTAAAAAGTGATGAACTACCGAAATCCAACCGGCGTGTCGCCCGGCGCAACGATCGGCGACATGATCACGCAAAGCCGCGCAAGCGCGCCAAAGATGCAAAAGCCTCGGATGCCAAAGCGCGAGATGAGTGAAGACGCTATCCGTACGACGGTAGACTTTCGCCCATCGCCGGTGCGTCCGCGAGGTCGCGGAGGGATGCGCTAATGCCGCTTGTTAAAAGCGCGAGCAAAGGCGCCTTTCGTAAGAACATTAAGGCCGAGATGCAGTCAGGCAAACCGCAGAAGCAAGCGGTTGCCATTGCGTATGCGGTCAAGCGCCGCGCGGCGGCTAAGAAGGGCAAGAAGTAATCATGGCTAAAGACCCGACAGGCATCAAAGGCGCGGCGCAAGTCGCCAACAGCCCGCAGTCACGCAGCACGCGTGATGCAGCGGACATTTTGGCGACGATGCGCAAGCGTCTGGAACAGTCCTTGTCGGCGTACAGCGAGTCGCGAGACAGCGAGCTCGATGACTTGCGCTTTATGGCCGGCTCGCCGGACAACCGCTGGCAGTGGCCGCAAGAAGTGCTGGCTACCCGTGGCGCAGTGCAGGGTCAGACGATCAATGCACGTCCTTGCCTAACCATCAACAAATTGCCGCAGCACGTTCGTCAGGTTACGAACGACCAGCGTCAGAACAGGCCGTCGGGCAAGGTCATCCCGGTCGATGACAAGGCGGACATCGAGGTCGCTGAAGTCTTTAACGGCATGGTGCGGCACATTGAGTACATGTCGGACGCGGACGTGGTGTACGACACGGCGTGCGACAACCAAGTCACCTACGGTGAAGGGTACTTTCGCATCCTGACGGAATACTGCGACGAAACCAGCTTTGATCAGGATTTGCGCCTACAGCGCATCCGCAACTCGTTCAGCGTGTACATGGATCCGCACATTCAAGACCCGTGCGGCGCTGATGCGGAATACTGTTTCATTACGGAAGATATGCCTCAAAGCGAATTTGAGCGTTACTTCCCAAACGCCGAGCCCATTTCGTCGATCGCTATTCGTGGCGTTGGCGACGAGGCTATGTCGCAGTGGATCATGGAGGACACGGTACGTATTGCGGAGTATTTCTACGCCGTATACGAAAAAGCCACATTGCATTTGTACCCTAACAACCAGACTGCCTACGCCGGATCACCCGAAGCGCGGCAGATGGAAATGATGGGCGTGCGTCCGCTGCGCACCCGTGAGGTCGACATCCGCCGAATTAAATGGATGAAGACCAACGGCTACGAAATTTTGGAAGAAAACGACTGGCCGGGTAAGCACATCCCGGTTATTCGCGTGATCGGCAACGAATTTGAGGTCGATGGGCGCCTGTACATCTCGGGTTTGGTAAGAAACGCCAAAGATGCCCAAAGAATGTACAACTATTGGGTGTCGCAAGAGGCTGAAATGCTGGCTTTGGCGCCTAAAGCGCCGTTTATCGGCTACGCCGGTCAGTTTGAAGGCTACGAACACCAGTGGAAGACCGCCAATACGCAAAATTACCCGTATTTGGAGGTCAATCCTGACGTTACAGACGGTCAAGGCGCTGTGTTGCCGCTTCCGGCACGCGCACAACCGCCGTTGGCGCAAACCGGGCTTATTCAAGCCAAAATGGGCGCCTCGGACGACATTAAATCGACCACTGGATACTACGATTCGAGCCTGGGCGAAACGTCTAACGAGCGCTCAGGTCGAGCCATTTTGGCGCGTGAACGGCAAGGCGACACAGGTTCATATCACTACATTGACAACTTAGCTCGCGCTATACGCTACGGGACGCGCCAACTCGTTGATCTGATTCCAAAAATTTACGACACCCAGCGCATTGCGCGCATCATTGGCATTGACGGTGAGACTGACACGGTGCGCATTGACCCGACGCAAGCCGAGCCGGTGCGTGAAATTCGCGATCAAGCGGGCATCATCATCGCCAAAATCTACAACCCGTCTGTGGGTAAGTACGATGTGGCCGTCACGACGGGCCCGTCTTACCTGACCAAGCGCCAAGAGGCGATGGATGCGATGGGTCAAATTCTGCAGGCCAATCCGAACTTGTGGGCCGTGGCTGGTGATCTGTTTGTCAAGAACATGGACTGGCCGGGCGCTCAGGAGATTGCCAAGCGCTTGCAGAAGACCATCGAGCCGCGACTGCTGGAGGATGAAGAGGATCCAGCCATTCAAGCGGCGAAGATGGAGAACGAGCAGCTTCGATCTCAGATGGACGAGATGCGGGTCATGCTGGATAACGTCCAGAAGTCGATCGAAGCCCGCGAAGTCGACATCAAGGCGTATGATGCGGAGACGAAGCGCATTAGCGCTGTTCAAGCGGGCATGACGCCCGAACAGATCCAAGATATTGTCTTGGGCACCATCAGCGGCATGATGACATCAGGCGACCTTGTGGCGCCGATGCAGCGTGAAGCTATGATGCCGCCTGAGATGGGTATGGAGTTACCGCCGCAATGACCTGCGAAGTCTTTATCGGACGGCTGTTTCTGGCTCGGGATGTGACCCACAGCACCCACCTGAATACCCGTAACTACGCCAAGCACAAGGCGCTGCAAAAGTTTTACGAGGGCATTATTCCGCTCGCGGACGACTTTGCCGAGGCGTATCAGGGTCGACACGGCTTAATTGGCCCGATTGCGCTGGCATCTGCCCAGAAGTCAAACAACGTACTTGACTTTTTGGAGAAGGAACTTAAGGAACTTGAGGAAATGCGGTATAAAGTCGTCTCTAAAGACGACGCTACCCTGCAAAACCTGCTGGACGCGATCTTCGAGTTGTACCTGTCCACTATCTACAAATTGAAGTTTTTGGCTTGAGGTATAGACAATGCAATTACTTAACCCACTTGATGACAGTCTGTTCCCGGCCAAGACTGCCTCCTACACGGGTGTCGCCGGGTCTACGGGTACGTGGGATGCGGGCGTAGAAGCCCTGTTGGTGTGGACTACGACTGCCGCGTATATTTCGATTGGTAATGGCGTTACGGCGACCACCAGCAGCACCCCGATCCCGGCAAACGTCCCTGTGCCGTTTGCTGTGCCAAAGGGTACTGGCGGCCCGTGGCGCGTATCGGCTATCCAGGTTGCCTCGGGTGGCAACGTGTACGCCAAGCCTATTAGCGGCACCTAATGACTGTTTTTTACGGCATATCCCCTGCAAACGGCATAGCCATTGGGCTAGGGTCGATTATTGCGTTAGGGGTTCCGCCAGCGGGAGCCGCACCACCTGCGGCTAGTTACCTTTTATTGGAAGACGACTCGTTTGTGCTGCTCGAAGACGACAGCAAAATAGAATTGGAGTAAATCATGGCTGATACCAAGATAAGCGCATTAAGTTCTGGCGCACCGGCAGTAGGCACGGACGAGTACGTTATTGCCCGCTCTGGCGCTAACTACAAACTTACTGGCACGAACCTGCTGACGCTGGTTACCAGCACGGCAAACAGTTTTACTGCCGCGCAGTCCTTTACGGTCGCCGGTACGTTTAGCGCCGCGCAGACGTTCCGTGCTGCTAATGCGATTCGCTCTGAGGCTGCCTCGACGCAGGACGCGGTGGTTATCGCCGGTCGCGCAGGTGGTACAAGTTCGTATGCAGTCACGCTGACGCCGACCACGCTGACGGCTAACCGAACGGTGACGATTCCTGACGAGACGATGACGGTTGGTTTCCGTAACGTCCCGCAGTCTGGATCGGCCAAGACGACTTCTTACAGCCTCGCCGTTGGCGATGTGGGCAAGTTCATCGAGGTCGGTGCGTCGGGTTCCATCACGATCCCTGATGCGACGTTTGCCGCTGGTGATGTGGTGTCAATCTTCAACAACACCTCGGGCAACGTGACGATTACCTGCACCATTACGACGGCGTATATCGCGGGTACGGATGCGGATAAGGCGACGGTGACTTTGGCAACGCGAGGTGTGGCGACGATACTGTTCCTCTCTGGTACGGTCTGCGTAATCTCCGGCAACGTGAGTTAAGCCATGAGCGGCATCATGCAAATGCTGCTCGCTGCCAAAGTTGCAGGCGCAGCGCCTTACACGGTTATCCAGACCTTCCTCGCCACGGGAACGTGGACTGCGCCGACTGGCGTGACGCAGGTTGAATACCTTGTCGTTGCTGGAGGCGCAGGCGGTGGCGGAGCCAATGCTTCAAATGGTGGCGGTGGCGGTGGTGGTGGCGCTGGTGGGTTTCGTACTGGAACCGGATTGTCTGTTACCGCTGGAACTGACTACACCGTAACTGTTGGAGCCGGAGGAAACGGCGGAACAACCGGCACAACCAACGGTAGTGCTGGCAACGATTCCATCTTTAGCACAATTACATCTGCTGGCGGCGGATATGGCGCTGCTTCTTCGTTTCCCGGCGCCCCCGGCGGTACACGCGCTGGTGGGAATGGCGGTTCTGGCGGTGGCGGCACCGGCACGGCTGCTGGCGGAACAGGTAACACTCCTGTTGTAAGTCCATCCCAAGGAAATAACGGAGGCGGCTCTAGTTATTCAGGGCCGTATTATGGTTCTGGCGGTGGCGGTGGCGCATCTGCAACCGGCGTTGCGGGAACATCAACAACCGGCGGTAACGGCGGAAACGGAACCGCATCTAGCATATCCGGCTCATCCGTAACTTACGCAGGCGGCGGTGGCGGCGGAGTTTACGACTATACAAGTGGCGGCACAGGTGGCACAGGCGGTGGCGGAAACGCTGGCGCTACGTCTGGTTCAGCCGGAAGCCCCGGCTCTGCAAATACTGGTGGCGGAGCGGGCGGCGGAACTACAAGCGGATCAAACGCCAATTTTGCTGGCGGCGCAGGCGGCTCCGGCATTGTCATCCTCAAGTACCAAGTCCCCGGCTCAACCTCGATCTTTACCTTCAAGTCCACGCAGAAGTGGACTGCACCGGCTGGTGCGGTGAGCGTTGATTACCTCGTTGTAGCGGGTGGTGGTGGAGGTGGTGGTT